CGTTTCTCAATTATGTTATCAAGCGCTGTTATAATATTCCCACTTGCCTTAACTTCGGCAAGTTCCCGTTCGCCAATTATTCCAATAATTTCTTCTTCAATAGACCGGATAACATCCTGCTTTTCTCTTGCAGATATCTCATCTTCTGCAGCCTTTTCTAGTCTTTCGTATTGGTCGGCAAGGCTTCTTAGCTTTTCGGATTCACTGCTTATAGATTCAATATTTGAGTTCATGGACAGTAAAATACTGTCGAGCCCTTTCTGGACATCAGACATTGGCTTTTTCATTGATTCGTATGCATCTATAAACTTGCGCAACGATTCCTCATTGATGGCAGTAATTTCAGCCATATCATTATAATCTTTAAGTAATGACGGGTTCACGTTTGCTATATCCTGCATTATATCTTTAAGCTTTTCCTGTGCGCTGGCATAGGCACTTGTTGTGGAGTCCATGCCATCAATTTTTTCTTTGAGCCCAAAGTATTCTTTGCCAAGGCTACCTACAACTTCGGTCTGTTCCCTGATTTTCTCATTGGCTTTGTTGACGCTGGATATTGCAGTCATTGTTATTGCCCCTGCGGCTAATAAGCCCCATCCCAAAGGGCCAAATGCGGAAGCCCCTGCGGCTGCTGCGCCTGCTGTACCGGCCGCCCCTGCGGCTGCCCCTGTTGCTGCACCAACGCCTAACATGCCAACTATGCCTTTAACAAGCTTAAAGCCGCCATATAACAATCCTATATTTATGATAAGGCTGCGTACAGTTTCATCTAATGAGTTAAATGCTTCAATAGCAACCATCCCTGCATCTGTAAGTGCCTTAAGTGATTCTAAAAGCCCGGCTTCGCCCAATGCAACGGCAAGCTTTTCGGCAGATGCCAAAAGTGAATTATATTTCTTTTCAAGGGAATCCATGGTGCGAAGGTTTTCTCTCATGGAATAACCTTCTGCATCCAGCATACTGTTTGCTACTTCCTGAGTCCGACTAAACCTTTTCAATAAGCTTATGAGATATGTTCTTCTCCTAACGCCGGCAAGTCCTTGCCCCACATCGCGTTTTTGCAGATCGTTCCATTCTTCTTGCAGTCCAATAGCCGCAGCCAGTTCTTCGTTCATTAATCCGGCTTCATCTGCGGCTTCCTCAAACGCTTTCTTGTATGTTTCCGATACCGTAGGATCGTCCCACGCCGTTGCTATATCTCTAAAGACGTCCATTACATCACGAAATTGTGTTTTTGCTTCATCTGCGAAAACTCTTATTCCAAGTTGTTCTAATATATCAATAGATTTTGTCCTCTGGAGATAAGACAAAATAGTGTTTATGGCATTTCCAACTTCACGCCCTGTCCGTCCAGATGCTTCTCTAAGAACTGTAATTACTGATATAGTATCTTCGATTGTCATGCCAAGATTTTTGGCTGCGGCGCTGGTCCTTATAAGTCCGTCAACGATATCTGTTGATGTGATTGCAAAATCGTCGGCGACTTTGTTAATTTTATCAATTGTGGGCACGAGGTCGGCAGACGTTAGCTGCCACTGAGACATTATAGCAATAAGCCCCTGAGTTGCCTGTTCTGCGTTAAGTTCTGCCGTATTAAGTGCGAGTAACGATGCTTCGGTATTCTTTATAGTATCGGCTACATTATAGCCAGCTTGCGCCCATTTAACGGAAATGTCCTGAACGTTATCAAATGTTTGTCCATATTCAACGCCAAGATCCATTAAATCTTCACGCATCTCTCTGAAATTAAAAGACGCATCTTCGGTTATACGGGCAATTTCAATCATGCCCATTTCGACTTCCTTCATGGTACCAACCGCTTCTCTCGCCCCGGTTATAAGGCCAAAAAATACAGAACCGGCAAGAAACCAGCTCGCACGTCTTTCCCACTGAGACCCAATTACATTATAATTACTTCCTTGCTGAGCTTTTGCTATGGTGGCCTTGTCTGCTGATGCTGTTTTGGTCTGCGCTTCAAGAAGTCCCACTTGTTTTTGGAGTTCCATCGTTTGTGTGACCTCTTCAGCAGTAAGTTTACCTTCAAGTTGCAGCCTTTTCATAACAGATTCAATTTGTCTGCGTAACTGATCTGCCTGATTCACATATTCAGCAGAAAGTCCTTGCGCTGCAATTTTTCTCTGGACTTCTGCGGCTCGTGCCTGCATGGTTGGGAGTGCGGCCTTCGCCGCTTCTTCTGCCCTTCTTGCTTCTTCAGCGGCCAACGATCTTTCGCTGTCGATCCGCATTTCAATTTCTGCTTGTTCTTTAAGCCTTTGCTGTTCAAGAAGATTTTCCTTCTCTTTCATTCTCCAAGCAGATTCTTCTTGGCGCTTCCTTTCGGCGGCTTCGAGTTGTTGCTGTTTTGCTATTTCAGCATCCCAAAGTTCGTTAATCCTTTCTTGTGACCTTTGTTCTGCAAGCAAGTCTTTTTGAGCTGATTCGGCCCCTATCTCTTCAAGATTGTTCCGATTTGAATACAACTCAATCTGTTTTTCAAATGCCCTTGCCGTATTTTCCTGAACACCTGCAAACTTACCAGCTAAGGTGATGGCTTTTTGCTGCTCTTCGTTTAACATACGTTCGTTTACAACAATATCACGATACCCGCGGACTTCTGCCAATGCAGGTTGTATTCCGGGAGACTCGACCCCCATCCTCTGGTATATGCGTTCCGCATTAAGGAGCTGTTTTTCAATTCTTGCAAGATGAACTTCCAATGATCTGCTTACTTTCTCGGCCTGTTGCCCCGCCGTCTGTGTGGCGGCATCGGTTGATTCAGATAATGCCTTCCCAATATTCCCAAATGCACGATTTATATTGTTAATACTGGTGTTTGCCAAATTTTCAATTTTTTTAAGCTCATCCGAAAAAGTTTTTTCAAACATTTTGGTTGACTGAATAGCCATAGAGTAGTCAAGGTTCAAATATGATAATATTTTTACTAATGCATCGTCATCACCCATCGGCAATCACCACCTTTCTTATAAATTGCGTCAATCGAATTCACTCGCAAACGCCATAAAATCGGATAGTTTGGGATGTTTACCTCCAGAATTAATCTGTTCGCCGTCAACTCTTACGGCACCGCCAAGTAAACCCGGCATACCAATTTTAAGCGAAACGTTCTCCTGAAAATTTGACATTATGGCTTCAATTTGCGGGATTGTTCGTTCGAGAATAGATTCGTAGCTCATACTCGTGTGAAATAATAGTTGAGAAATTATTTTACCCCAATCGGTTTTATCGGCCCCATCGTTATCGGACGGAGCCTTAATCACCCCGAGATACCAAGCAGCACCTTCATAAACTCTTTCAGGTCATTAACATCCCAATCGTCTCCCATAATTTTTTCAAGAGAAGTTGCCCCGCCATCAGAGTCAAGAAGTTTGCCTGATATCCAAGCATCAAGCTTCTTGCGGTTTTGCTTGTTCAATATATTAAAAACATGGTTATCAAACAAAAATATACGGTCCTCTGCAATATCATCAACTTCTTTAAGTTTAAGCGGTAAAACCTTATATTTTTTGCCTTGCGCTTCAAAAGAAGTGCCGCCTTTAACCATAGTAGAAAGCGGCACCGGTTCTTTGATTTTGTCCTCAGTCTTATTCTTACTTTCAGTCTTTTCAGACATAAAATTTGCCTCCTATTCAAAATTTAATTTTTATGACTGTTCTGCGTACAAGTAGTCAACCGCCTTATTGTTTCCGCGAGGTCTCAACACTCTGATAGTAAACGGCCACGGTTGAGGTTCTCTTGCCTGTTCCGGAATGTTGATATCGCCGATCGCCTTACACCTATCGACAATTACATTGGTGTCATAAGTCGTAGATCCATCTTCGGACAGCGCTTCGCCAGATATAGCAGCATATAATGTCGGCCTGTTGCCTGACTTAGGAAGCCCGAGCTCGTCTGCCGTGGCTGCGGTCCAGTCATAGGTCAAAAATACATTTTTGCCAGCGTCCGCACTGCTGAAAGTTATTTCATTTGAACTTATTAAAAATTCTCCAGTAGCAGGTGAACTTTCTACATTAGTAAACTCCGTATCTGATTCATCCACCAAGATCGGTGTAATGTTATCGTTCGGAGTGTGTTCAAGTTCTTCGGTATACGGGGCGGCCGAAGGGATAAGCAATTCTTCATCATTTTCCCTCATATTCCTGCTTGCAATCGAGCTTATTGTTACGCCAAGGAGGAAAGCATGAACTCCAGGGTTATATGACGACATTGTGACTTCAATCCTGCCGTCTTTGCCGACATCATACACGCCCATGGGCCAATCGCTGTTACCATCTGGCATGTCTTTTGTATTCAAGGTAACGTTTGACCGTATCCTTTCAACGGTTCCGTTTCTTAGGCACATATTATCCTTTACGTGACTTAAGGCTCCGCTAACATATTTTGTCATGGCAATTTTGCCACTTTTGTTAAAAATAACACTTTTCATTAATTGGTACATCTCCTTTCTTAAATTGTTGTATAATAAACAAACCTCGCTCCCGTACAATAAAAGCCTGGCATAGTGGGCGATTCGCCCATCTGTCCGCTAAAGTATAGGTACCGGTTGTTTATTTTGGTTTTATGCAATAATTCCTTGCATCTTTTAATAACATCTTCAGCAATATAGTCCAACTTCGCAGGGACATGACATTCAATTTGCAATACCGGTTGAATTATCAATTGGTTTCTACTAGATCGGGAAGGAGCAAAAAATATATTTAATCTCCTATTGCTACTAGCCAAGTCGTCCCATTTACTTCTCTTTAAAATGTGTTCTGCTATTTCCATATCCGTGGATATGGAAAGCAAAGATAAGATCGTAGAATCAGATCTTAATATTGCATGAACCGCATTTTTGTCACTATTGGGGTCAAACAATCGCATCGCCACCCTTACAATTCAACCATGAATTGACTAAAATTAAATTCTTCAATAGTCGTTTTAATGATATGTTGCACTTCTCCATTAGCAAGCCACCTGGCTGCTTTTTCAAGAGCGTGAGACGGGGGGATAGGTGCAAATGGGCCTGTTTCCCTTTCTATGATTTTCCCGGCTCGTTTACCACTGGTTTCAGTCATATCTCCAAATATATTTTGATAAGTACCAGGAGGTCTCCCTCTTATAAAATAATCTGGCCTTAAGGGGTTCCACAAGCTGCTGTTTGCATAAGCATCAAGAGCGGGATTATCTTTATCCATTAGCGAACCTTTCCCATAGTTGTCCATGGCCACATATGCCCCGCCTGTCACAATTATTGCTATGGTATTCGCAACTGATTTTATCTCTTCCGGGTCAGGATCTTTAAGACTTTCCTTCGCTTCGCCCGTGAGAAAACCATTTCTGGCTTCATCAACGAACCTTTGAGCTATTGCAAATAAAGCAAGCGTAAGAGCGGCGACTAACACTTTCTCGCAGGCAGTGCTATCGAATTTTAACGGCATAACTGCACCAATCCAATCATCATTTCGTTTGCCCGTTCCATATACTTGTCTCGCTTCTTACCCAAGCCATTTTTGTATTTTGGCATATTGAATGGAGAACTTTTTGTCCTGCTTATCAAGGCAGTGCAAAGCACACCGCATAAATAATATAGCCCTATGTCCGTCAAGGTGTCATATTTGTGACTATTGTTAATGTCTTGGACTGTCAACCCTTTATCGTTGAAAGCTCGGCTTATAAGTAATTTCATGGCACCGATATTATAATCTGCGTCAATCATGCTGTCAGGCAGCAGTTTTCTGTCTGCAGTCAACAGTTTCCTTATTTTGTCATGGTACCCCGTCCCCAAATAATCTTTGTATGCCTCTTCTTTTGTAGGTTGGTAGCCCTTTAATATTTTAGAGTTTTCTTCTTTAGCCCATTCAGGAGAACTGGATTCATCAAACAAAGTTAATCCGTTCTGTAGGCAAATTTTGCTGTATGGATTATCTGCCGACCCTATCAAAACATGGCTTATTAAAAAATCATCAACTGTAAAACTGTTTTGGCTGAAAATGTTTTTTGCTTCAGTAACGAATCTCTTTTGCGTTACTTCATCAAGATCTTTAAATTTAATATATTTTAAAGCATATGCCATAAAATATTCGCCTCCTATAAATTTATGGCCTGGTGTCTAATCCGGCCTGAAGCCTGTAAACACCCTCGAGCCCAATATCATCAATAGAAACAACAACAAGATTTTTGGAATCATAAACAATCCTGTCACGTTCCGTTATACTAACATCCTTTGACATCTGGAAAAGGTATCTTGCTGAGTCCAATAAGCCGGGTTCATACTGCCGCATAGAATCTGTTATTATAGTGCCGAATACCGCAACATCTATGTCCTCATCTTTCCATGTTTCAACAATGTTATAATCATCGTCAAGGCTTTTTGTTTTTACCTGATGATTTATCAAAGCATTTGTTTTAACGGCAAAAAATGATATTTCGCCGGATGCGGGGTCGGTATAAACTGTCTGAGTAATATATTTGTCAGAACCTATTTGAAAAAGTTCGCCACTTTCAAGATTAGAACTTAATAAAATAAGCCCATCAAAATATGCCTCGCGGGCAGACAGATCCCGTATTGCTTTTGTGGACCGTTTTATTGATACATACGATTCTACTTCAGGTGTTCTTAAAATGGTACATTGTTTGCCTTTTGAACGGATGAATTTTTCCGCATAAGTCATTAAAATCACCAACCTTTTAATCCGTCTGAGTCAATCCGAAGTGCATCCTGTAAGTGCTGGTACCAAGTATTTTGTCTATATAACCATCTCGTTCATTCTCAATTAGTGTCTGCCTTTGGTTCCAGTTTGTAGTTGAGTCTTGGCTAAAGTGCGGACCTCTTTCGGAACGCGGCAGTCTGGTTTCCATAGACGGACAAAGCAACGAAGCACATTCACACACTGTGGCCGCCTCCAGCCAAGTGCGCTTAAATGTAGGAGGATCACCCGTAGGTTCATCCTCGTAGCTTGCATATAACGGTAGTTGGTTTACTATGTTTCCCTCGGCAACATTTATAACTTCTGGCGATTCTATTTCAGCATCGGAAAGATAAGCCGAATGTACACCCAGCTTATACCTTATACGATCCTGCCATCCATCGGATGTTAAGATTAAATTCGCCATAAGGCATCACCGCCCTTAAGCATTTATATCCAATACTTTTGTTGCTTCTTTGAAGATTTTGGAATAACCATTGTTTTCAGACAAAGTAAGAACCTGAGTCTGATTGGTTATGAACCTGTCTGCTTCCTGAATGTCCGAACCAGCTTCTGTTACCTGTTCAATGGCATATTGCTTATTGATACCAAGTACTTTCAGACTGTCTACATTGCTATTCCAGAACAAGTTCAATTGCTTATCTGGAAGTTGCGGCATTGAAAGTTTTACGCCAGCAGTAGATCCCTGAGATAAGAAGCTCAAAACATCAGTTGCAGTATATGCCCCTAAGTCTGTCAACACTAGTTGTAGAAAAGCATCCTTTGCTGCAATAACAGTATCGCAAGGAAACTCTTCAAATTCCATAAGGAAAGCTATCCATCCTTTTGCTGTCAATGTACCCTCAGATGCCGCGGTATCAAGATCTGTCAGGTTGTGATTTTCGGCTGCGTTGTCGTTTTCATCGCCGTCCGTGATAACATCAATTATCTCCTCAACTTTGTCTTTCGCCGCCTGCATACCGAACCTGCGTATATGGAGTGCCAAAAGGTCAATCTGCATCCTTCTAATAACCTCATATGACGCTTCAATCGCCCGCCCGTATTTGTAAATCTTAACCTCTTGCTGTCTTGTTACCAGCTTAGCTCTCGGAATTTCCGAAGCCTCTGTAACCCTTTTCATCGTTTGCTTAGTGGGCTGGTCATCGGCATACACTGTTTTATAACTATTACTGTCGATGGTTGTATACTGCCCTATAAGATTTGGCAATATGGTGTCATTTACAATTGCTTCCCTTACGCTTCTTGCAACGAATTCAGGAAACAATATATCATTATCTTCCGTGTGATAAAATGCTTCTTCAACAATGCTTGCGGATATACCTTTTGCATAGTTGGATTTTGTCAATATCCCACGCACTTTTAATTGACGCTCATAGGCATCAAGGGCATCTCCATCCTGTGATGGGTTAATCGATTCGAGATATTGCGAAAATGTCAGCTTTTTTAAAACTGCTTTTTTAAACATACTTCTGTCAAGATCAATTCTTTCAATCATTTTAAGAGTCATCTCCTTTCTAAAAAATAAAATCAGGCAATGAGAACCATTACCTTAGTATTTGTCGCATCAACGCTAACTGCCCTTGCGGGACCAGCTGTTCCGTCCGATGCGGCGCTTACATTACCGGATCCGTCCACCACCACAAAATCGCCAGCCGTAGGCAATGCGTCCTCAATGCCGTCGAACTCAGTAAAGCCTTTAATTTGAACGGACATTTTGTGATCATCTTCATATTTGTGGATTCTTCCAAGCAACGGATCACCTGCAGACCCGTACCCGGCTATACCGTTGCCTGTAAGGGCAACAGCTTTGCCGTCAACATAAGATGCACCACTTACAAGCATCACGGAGCTTACACTACCGTCTGCATAGAAAGTGCTGCGGAGAGAACCCTCGCCCTCCCAGTCAATCTGATTACGTGACATATCAAAATTCAACTCCTTTCTTAAAATAGGCATAAAAAATACCCATAAGTATGGGTACAACTTCAAACTACTGATTTTGTCCGCAACGATATATTAAATTTTATAATAATCGTCCGGTATTGCATCTTTCTTCCCAGATCCGTCGTTGGACTTAAAACTGGTTCTTTTCCCAGCAGGAATTTCTTCCTCTGCCTGTTTTTTAAATCCATCCCTGAAATCTTTAATGGCCTGAATTGTGCGTCCGGGTTCTGATAGCATCTGTTCCCACGAATCTTTGCTGAATTCGTTCCCTTGTGCCCTTACGCCCCACTCAATAGCATCGTCAACGAGTTCTTTCCTGTAAGCCATGCCTTCTTTAGCGAATAAAAGTATCTGGTCTGCAGAATACTCTTTGCCAAGAACTTCAATGGCCTTTTCTTTTGGCATGAAATCTTCTGTCTGATCAAGTTTTGCTTCTACCAACTCAATTGTTTTGGTAGACTTATCCCATTTTTCGGCGACTTGGGTAAGAACATCTTCAAAATTGGTTTCGCCTTCTTTGAGTGTTATCCCAAACGTTTCAAGCATTTCAAGCGTTTTTTCGTTCATCTTATCATCACCACCTTCCCTAGTATACATAGATATAGCAGACTTATTTACAAGGTCATTTTTCTTTGCGAGTACCACAAGCCGGTCTTTTGCAAGGCTGTAAATACACTTTTTGGGGATATCCTTTTTAAAGTCTTTTTCTCTAATACTGGCATATTCAGATGTCTCTATTTCGCCGCCATTAGACAATATCCCAGCGGAATCATAAGCACCGTCAAAAACTCCGGAAAGCTCCATAAGATAACCAGGAGGCTTTCCTACAACATAGCAAAGTTTCTCTTCCCCGTTTATGTTGTAAGTGGCACCCGGCCAGTGTTCACATTCCCTTATATTCTTCCCACATATCGAACACTCGGAAGTGGAAAAGCCAAAACCAATTGATACGTCAAACAACGTACCGTCCTCTATATCAGCTATTATCTGATCGGTCTTAATGCCGTCCTTTTCCTTACCTCGGACAATATATACGTCGCCATGCACCGCCCAAGCTTCACCATCTATGTCGCCTTTTTTGGTTAATGCATCATATGTCCTTCCATATGAGTAAGCGGCCTTTGGTCTGCTAAAAACGCCCGCCCATGGATGGTCGAGCATAAAAGATACCCCTTTTTGCGCATCAACCTTGTATATATCAAGCAATGACTTGTGAAGCTTTATATATCTATCTTCTATAAGCCTATCACCGATCATTTTTGTTCTAAATGAAAAGACTTCATCTGACGATAAAGCCCTTTTAGACAAAGTATTTATTTTTTCAAGTTGACCAGCGGTAGGTGTTCCATATTGTCTTGAAAGATCTATCTCAGAACTAACAGAAACAGCATCTCCATCAACACTTTCCATAGTAGCAATTGAACCATTAGGCATAATTTTTCACCTTCTTTCTTGCCTTTTTTAAAACAGTAGGAAATTCAACATTGATCTGACCCGGAATATGTTCATCGCAATACCCTGAATTTTTTATCGTCTGGATCCTGTTTTTGTTTCCTCTTATCATCGTTGTTTCGTACACCTTCATCACCCCCTGTAACACCTAAACTTACACGAATGTTTTCGTTAGGAGTACTAACGGCTTTATCGACACCACAGACCTCTGATGCTGCAGTGTCAGCATCTATCCATCCCATCATCTGCGAAATGGCATAAAATTTTTCCTTCAGGATGTTTACTGTCATTCGTTGCTCTTCGCTGTTCCAATCAATAAGATTGTGTTCAAAAACAGGGATCGCTTGTATACCATTTACTCTCAGCCATAACCGGGCCACTTCCTCTACAAGCCTTTTGCTTCCCCTTTGTATGCTTGCTATACCAGAACAAAAAATACGGAATTGAACAGTTCCCCAAGACTCTGTTATGCCCTGATTTCTATTCATAAAAATAGCCATCTGTTTTGTGCCGGACAGTGTTTGAACAGAGAGCATTTCATCTATTGCACGAACATCGAGGCTCCTTGAAGTGTTGGCTCCCTGATTCGTGTTTATCTCCACATCATCGAAGTGCAAATAGTCATCGTCTGGTTCTATTTTTTGGAACATGGACCTGATATTATTCCACTGATCATTAAGCCAATCTGATAATTTTTGAGGGTTGTTTTTTATCATGGATGGAGCAGCACTTAACATTCTCTCCAAAATTATTTTAATATCATTTTTGGGGTACCCCTGATGGTGTAAAACTGCTTGTAAGTCTTGTAATATCTGCATCTGAAAATCTATTGCCTGCAACACAGGCGACAAAATCAAACTACCACGAGGATCATTTATTTCCGGATCGGTCGGCACCCAAAAGAAATTTGCGATGCCTTGTTCAAGAGATTGATTTTTTAGCCATTGCTGCTGATATGGGATCCATGTCTCCCTTCCATTCCGCTCTTCAAGCGCCCAATATATCGTTTTTGGCTTTACAGGGAAAACATCATAGATATTTGTTCTGGATTCTTCAACTTCAACCTCCACGCCCATAGCTCCCTGCATAAAGGCACTGTGATGAAGTTGGTCTATAAGTCCGTCAAGTCCCGAATTCGATATTTCGTTTATCCTTGCTGCAAATTTTCTCCAATCTTCTTCAATTCCCGGTATTTTATGTTCCCCGTCAATGGTATAAAAAGACATTTTGTTGCCTTGGTTGGCAAGTCGGACAAAATTCCATACGGCCATTGACACATCAGGATTAACTTTTTTCAGATATTCAATTGCCGATATCTGATCTTTCTGTTTCCTGAGTGTTTCCAACACATCGGATGTAATTGACCGAGATGGCGAAAGCCTTGCCCTTTTCGTCCCCGGCGATGTTACTCTTCCTGTTGGGATTTTCGTCTTGGGCCTATCTCTGCTTTTGGCAAATATATCATTAAAAACACCCATTTAATAAAACCACCCCTTTCTTATTCAACATGTTCTATGGCATCCAGTATTTGAGCTTTTGCAAGCGAAGATAGCGATTGAGAATTCTCGACGAATGATATTAAATTTTTATAATCAGTCTTATCAATGTCAATTTTTTCGCCATTATAAAGTTTCACAGCCCAATCGTAATACTTTAACGCCTTGCCATTCATTCCAGCATCGCCGGCAAGAACATTGGCGATTATTTTGTTCATATCGCCTGCAGGGATTTCTTTCCCATCAAGCCCTTTTAATTTCTTGTTTAGATCAATAAGCACTCCTATTCGCCTCCTAATTGATTGCTTTTTCAGCAAGGCAATAAACCAAATAACCTTCCGATTCTTCCTTGCCGAACAGTTTTGCCCATCCTTCTCCCATAACGCCCTTGTCTATTACTTTTAAGCCGATTTTTTCGTGAAGCTTCGCAAGTTTTTCTACCGAATAGTCATCTTCTTTGCGCCATTCCTCCGGCCATCTTGCTGACCTGAACCGTTTTGCGTTCATATAAGATACGCAATTTGAGTTTGGGACAAACGAAAGGACGTACTTGGTTGATTTGTTCGCCATTGCAGCCAACACTTCTATTGCTTCATGTTCAGAGTAATGTTCTAAAAGCCCGGAGCTGAAGATCATTTCATATTTCTTCCTTGTCTTGAAATTCCTGATGTCGGCTTTTTTAACATCACTTCGTGATGGGTTCAGATCAATTCCATCGCCGCCAACTGCTTCCATGAGTTCACCTGTCAGTGCACCTACTTCAAGTATTCTTTTTACTCCAAGCTTTTTTACATATCCCGTGAAATCTTTGATAAAACCCTGTTCGTTTAAAGACATTTTTAAAACCACCACCTTTTATAAATTATTTTTTAACCTGCGCTTTATTGCTTCATCTTTTATGCCATCCACTACTTTTTGGAAAACCTTGCCGCCTCCATACTGATAATAAGCACTTTCTCTATAATGTCTATAAAAGTATAAAACTTCGTCCACAAATAAAAGTTTTGTATGTTCTTCCATAAGATAACCAATATATACGTCCTGTGCTGCAGGGCAATTGTTCTTAAAGCCGCCGCTTTTGTTATAGTCTTTCAATTTGAATGTTTTGAAATGGCTGGCGCACCATCCGTTTTCAAGCATATTTTCTCCAGGCTTAACGGATCTGTTAAATCCTTTGCATTGAGGCTTAAGCCTTTTATCGCAAAACATAAATTGTGAGTATATAAACCCGCAGTCAGGATTATCAACATGGGCTTTGAACATAACGTCAACCGCTCTGTGGGAAAGAGCGTCGTCACTCTCGAGTATGCCAAAATAATCTGTGCCAACATAACCTATGCCCTGTATCAATGCTTCATCCAGACCTCTTTTTGTATCGTTATGGAAAATCTTTACCCTGCAATCATCCTGAGCATACCGGTTCAATATATTCATTGAATCATCGTCAGAATCATCGATAACAATGAGATCCCATTCTGGCATTGTCTGATTTTTTACAGACCTTAAAGCATCATTAATGCACCATGCCTTATTGTAATTTGGCATTACAATTGAAAATTTAGGCTTCATATACACGGTCTCCTTGTATAACTAAAATCTTATAAGAAATTGAGCAACGTGTCAGCGGCCACCTTTCCTGATTTACCTCTTAGCGTCTCCGGGAACATATATTCCATGAAATTTTTAGCGGCGGGTCCCTGTTGAAATCCGTTTTTTATGAGTTCTGTTACTATTTTAGATAAGTCAGATGGAGATTCCGCTATCCAACATATCTCATCCCCTTTTTCTCTCGTATATAGCAACTTTTCAAATCCTACGGGATTTTTAACAACCCATTTGGTTAATATAACAGGGATGCCTAGGCTTAATGCCTCATAAAGCATAGATGACGTGTCGCTGATTACAATATCAGCATCGATCAAATCTTTGAGTGATGTTTTCTTTGGATGTTTGCGATTATGAGGGTGCACGCTTTCTACGAATTCGCAACAATCGCCAAACAGATCCCGCAAATCAATCTTTTCAAAACCTGTCCACGGCTTGTGAGCATTGTGTGTGGGAACCCATAATATTTTCACCTTATCAATCGGAACACGGCATTTTTTGCGTGCCTTAAACACCGGGTCTAGCCTGGGATATCCTATAATATGAAGCTTTGTCTTTGGTACTCCTTCATTAACCAATTTGTCAATATAGGCAGGCCCCGGATAAAGTCCGGCTATCTGCTTGTTTAGATCGTCTACGTTTTGTAGTCCCTTGTCGGCCATGCCATGAGTAATAAATACGGCCGGGAAAAAATCACCCAAGGTAAAGGATACCCGGACATATCTGGCATCATTTCTTTCATTTGCTTCTTTAATCGCCTTGCCCGTGGCTATTTTAATTTCATATAAATCTTTAGGCAAATGCTTTTCAATCGGTCTAAAGTGTGTTTCCGCAATCGCTCCATATGCATCTGATAATGGAGGAAGATAAAATTGAAGCTTGTTCATCCTTCCGTCTCCTTTAACTTTTGTTTTTAAACATTGTCATTGTATAAAACGTCTTTTAAAACATCGTCAATTTTAAATCTCGAATCATCCACGTGTAACTTTCTCAAATATTTTATCTGGCTCGCCATATCATGCCAAGCAAATGGGCTGGACCATATTTCGTGACCCGGAACCCATTTGCTCCTGAAAAAGTCAAATCCTGTAGCATAGACCAATTTTGCGTTGCCGTACAAAGCGTCTGCAATGGCAATGGTTCCAGTATTCGGATTGCCACTGATATAGGATGTCATTTCAGTATATGATTTTTTTTGAACCTCCCACGAATAAATTCACGGGATTCTCTTAATCCTTCTCAACCACAAGGGGAACTTTCGTTTTACGAGATTTCAGTTTCCAGAGCTATGTGCTGCTATCTTACGGATAACTTTTATAAACCTTTGACCTAACTCACGAATGAATTCACAAGTGTGCGGTCAAATCTGCATCAATTCTAGTTGAAACTTCATATATTCTATCCGTAGGATTTAAATGCTTATCAGATGTCATTAAAACGTTGACATTTAACCTTTCGCAGACTCTTTCTATTCTTCTGTCATCAGTGGCGACCAAGACATATGTTAATCCCTCAACCTTTTTTACTTCGTTATATACCCACCATATCATAGGCTTACCGCAAATATCTGCCAACGGCTTCCCTTCAAAACGAGTAGACTTATAACGAGCCGGGATTATTCCAATAACATCCACAATATTTATCACTTCCTCGCCGCAATAATCAAATTCCCGTCTAACAGATTATCGTATAATATAAGATTGCTTATCATTTCTGCCAGTTCGTCCGGTTGCATAATCCTTTTTGGATCCTCGTCCGGAGCCAATATACTTCGCAATTTAGTCGCACACCGTCCAGGCGCGATGCAATAAACCCTTATATTGTAAGGACGTAATTCTTCGGCCATTGTCAATGAAAAGTTTATTAAGCCTGCCTTCGCTGCAGCATAAGCACTCCATCCCGGTTGAGGTCTGGTTCCTGCGGTAGAAGCTATATTAACTATTTTACCGCCAGTATTCCTGACGCATCTGGCGAATTCACGAGTACACAAGAAAGCTCCGGTTAAATTTGTGGAAATGGTCTTATCCCAGTTATCCACCGACATTTCAAAAATTCCTTTTGGGTCAACAAATCCGGCACAGTTTACAAGCACGCCGGGGACCCCATATTCTCTTAGAACACGAACAAATGAACGTCTTATGCTATCTGGATCACGAACATCTGTTTTATAAGATTCAACAAAATCTACCTTTGCCCTCGAAAAATTAATAACTGTATGCCCGTTAAGTAGTAGCTTTTTTACTATTTCCTTGCCTATTCCGCTACTACCGCCTGTTACGATTGATATAGTACTCATTATATATCGCCTCCGCTATTACAAGGTCAATCGGAGTAGTTATTTTGATATTTTCTTCAAGTCCTTCAACCATAAACGGGCTAATGCCGGTAATGTCTTGCATCAATGTTGTGTCATCGGGGTATATTGTTGTTCCTGCGGCCTGATGTGCATTTAATAGCAGTCTCCGGTTAAAAACCTGAGGCAATTGGACGTTTCGCAACAAATCCCTTTCGATATAATATTTATCATCACGCGAAACAACAGTCTGAGAAACAGGCACAACGGGGACAACGGCAGGCATAGTTTCGTGTGAAAGCGTTAGTCTTATAAGCGTCTCTGTGACAAACGGCCTCACCGCTTCGTGGATTATAACTCTGTCAGTATGGCACTCATTTAACCCTCTAAAAACCGATTCTTGCCGTGTACTGTCTCCTTCAATTACATTAGTCTTTGTTATGTCATACTTTAATAGCATTTCAACAACATCAACAACGGTTCCAGGAACTGTAACAACTATGATTTTACAGATTTCTTCCATTGCCTGGAGAACTTCAAGCGAGTGTATCATTATTGGCTTACCACCAAGCATGGCGAATTGTTTTGGAAAACCCAATCCCAATCGTTTGCCCGTACCGGCTGCCAAAAAAACAACGTCAATCAAAAATATCAACCCCATCTTTAATGGCTTTCCATCTGTGTTGCCATGTCTGCCCTTTTGCCCATTCCTGGCCTTTTTTGTTATATGGGTGTACCATTGATATTTCTATTGCATTAAGCCACTGACGAACAGATTGAGTGTCAACTGTCTGTATAAGTCCGGCATCAGCAAGAGGCGTTAACTCAGGTATAGGGCTGGCAACGACAGGCCTTCCTGCTGCAAGGTACTCATAAACCTTAATTGGGGCGCAATATCGCAGGTAATCGTCATCTAACCTAAACGGTATTATGCCAACTTTTACAGCAGACAGCACCAACGGAAGGTCAGAATATGGCACATGACCAACCATTTCAATGTTTTGGTTAGTGTTTGTTATTTCGGACTTAGTAGGTCCAATAATAAGGGTTTTATAATCCCTTCCTATCTCCGATATTATATTTCCGTCAATACAACTCGTAACAGCCCCCATATACCCCACAACATTTTCTTTCGCCTGTCCTGTTCTGCTAAAATGTTCATAATCGCAGGCGTTTGGTATATACAAAACTTTTCCTTTTGCGATTTCAACACAGCGATCATAAAGAAGTTTAGAAGCGCACAAAACGTAATCCGCATCCTGTATGAGTTGCTTGTCGCTCTCCCCAGCCCAGTCGACACAATCATAAATTAAATGTTTATAATTAATATTTTTTAAATATTGTCGCTGCGAAAACGATGTTAAATAGACAACATCAACGTTTTTCACATAACCACAATTTCCCCAATCATTTATTATTGTTAAATACGGAGCAATTTCTCCTATTCCTGCCGCTTTGTCGTCTCCAAAAAATACCCGGTTTCTTTCGCTGGCCATAAGCTTAAGCAAGTGGTGTGGCCTTTGTTTCATATTCCCCCACTCCATTCCGGGAGGATATGCTATTGTAAGCTTTCCGGTTTGCCAAATATTGTCATTATCCCATTTTACAAGCTTATTGTCCTTTGATATTATTGACAGATAAACTTCTTGACTATAATACTTGTTTTCAGGATCGTCTCGTTTCTTTTCTTTAAACTTTTCCTGTCTGTCTTTAGCCTTTACGTATCCAAGGTGTTTTACTCTTATAGGGCTATGTGTTCCCTGCAGCTTAATCACGTTTTCAGGAATACTTCCGCAATGCCTTTTCTTATCAGACCATATATATTCTTTTACGCAATTTACCCTGAACATCCGTGGAGCATAACCAACACCGGCTGGCCATATATCGTCGTCTCTGTAGTGTTCTTCATCGTCCCACATGTCATAAAAACGGAATCCCGCCCAATCAAAATCATCCTGATTCATCAAGATTTCAACTTCACGGCTCATACCGTTTTCATAAAGTTCGTCTGAATCAATAGCAATTACCCAGTCCGGGTTTCTCTGTAATGCATCAATTAAAAGTTCGGCTCTTAACATGGGCTCATTGTCCCAAGACGACACTGCAGAATAAATAAATAATCTACTCGGATAATCAACCTTTAAATCGGTCAATATTTTTCTGGTACCGTCAATTGAATGATCGTCAAGTATAACCAATTCATCGCAGAACTTAAGCGAGTTTTCTACAACTCTTTCAAGATATCTCCGATCGTCATTATGAGTTAGCATCATTCCAACCAGATTTTGCCTCTTGTTTTTAACAACCTTCCTCGTAACAATTTCCCCGTCCGAAACAACAGATATAGCGGTTTTATCCTCTTTGTTGCTAAGATCAACGCCCGCAAACAAGGGGCTTTGTCCTCCGAATTCTGCCAATATTCTCATCCATTTTTCTTTCCATATTTCTATATCGAAGCAACCTCTGGCTATTTCTATATTTCTTTTCCCCATAACTTCACGCATTTGCTGATCCGATCCAAGAGCATCTATGTAACGGAACAGATCTTCGTAGTTATCTTCATAGGCAAATCCATTATAGCCATTAATAATTGCATCTCCAAGTCCACCTACAGGAGTTGTTATCACTGGAAGCCCTGTTGCCATTGATTCTAACAGAGAAAGGCTAAGTCCCTCACTGCATTTTGTAGGTACAACTGATATATCTGCCTCCCTGTATATTTCAGGCATCTGTTCCATAGGACGATGCATAATTTTAATATGCGGTGAGTTTTTGTAAAAGTCAGAAAAGCTTCCTCCTGCATTTTCATCATGGCATTGCCCGACTATTAAATAATCGTATTTGGTTTCTCCGATCTTTGATGCATATATATCAACGTCATCCTTTGTTGCCTTAATAAACTCATTTATGCCTCGAAGGGTTGTAAGCCGTCTCGGGAATAAAACCCTTAATTTGCCAGGATCTCTTTTTGATTCCGGATAAAACTTTCCCGTATCAACAAAGTTGTATATAATTCTTATTCGTGATTCGGCCCCCGGTTCGATTGATGCAATTACTTTTTTTACATTGCTGTCAACCGAAATACAAACATCCGGTGCCGTAAAACCATAGAGCTGTTTTTTCATGTATTCTCTTCTGTCATTGCCGCATAAATGCTTATATTCGCCATAAGGCTGTTCCCAGTAAACCCCGTGGCTTATTGAAATACATGGGCTTATTGCCTGAGGATATGCAAGGTACGTCGCAAAATATATTCTTAGGTCATCCAATGTGGCCATTTCATTAAAAACCATATTCAGTTCAGAATTAGTGGTATATTTCCACCCTGCGTTCAGATTTCCTATACATATAATCGGGATGCCTTCATAAAACTTTTCAACATTTGTTTTAGCCCCGGCAAGTGCCTGATAAACCTTAACATCGTGCCCCAAAGATTGCAATAATTTGCAAAACTCGATAAGATATCTTTCAGCCCCTCCGAATACAATCTTATCTTCTCCGTGGACTTCTTTTACTTTTGTGTAAAAGTAAGCAGTAAGTATTGATATTTTCATAAACATGCCTCCATAACATATTTTTATTCCTTTTTGGCATCCTTCTTTGCGCCCTCTTTGGCATCCACCTTCTTGTTGAAATATCGTGTAACTGCTGTTGAGTAGGATGTGCCAAGCCCCTTTTTATCTAACACAAGCTTGTCGGGATCGTTTTTATCTATTGCAGTCTTGATCCCATCCAGACACAATTGCGGCACTCCAAAAAGTTTTTTCCTGATTAAAATTTCTTCTTTCCCGACGTCGATTAAAACAATATCGACATTGGACTTGCTTTGTGCATCAATAAACATTAATTTCATAAAATCGCCTCCAGTTTTATTGTGGATTATCGGGATCTTGGTAAATAAAACCCAAGGTTTTCATTCTCTGTTCATGCTTCTCTTTAATAAATGCCTGCGCCTTTTTTATTTTCTCTTTCGGGAATTGTACTTTTAAATAAAGTATCCCTTCAGGGTCATCCCTATAATCCCATATACCGCCAAGTTTTTCAGTTCCATCATCTTGAACCTCCCACGAATAAATTCACGGGATTCTCTTAATCCTTCTCAACCACAAGGGGAACTTTCGTTTTACGAGATTTCAGTTTCCAGAGCTATGAATGAATTCACAAGTGTGCGGTCAAATCATCATCCACAATTATTTCCAATGCTAATCCAAGAGGATGAAGAAAAGACCTGTTTATTTCTGCTAAAAGCCCCATTTCCCTGAATTCTTTAATTTCAATCCTTTTAATTTCTGACATACAAAATTCCTCCTTGTATTCGTTTTTGCCTCCATAATTTGTTTTGCAGCGGCTTTCGCCAGGAGGCTTGGGTTAATGGCATGGGCTGATGCCACAAGCCGCTGCAAAATTTTATGTTAAAGCAATGATGATTGTATATATTGCGTTCTTAAAGTGGCATCATTACAATACTTCTCGGATATTTCAAAACACATAAAATTCCTTTTCAGCTTTATGCAGCTATGTGGCGTTGTACCGCTTCCGCAAAAGGGGTCAAGCACTAAATCGCCATGATTTGACACCAACTTGACAATATCATCCCAGCACCTTACCGGTCGCCTTGCGGGGTGATCTATTTTTGGGGGAGTTTTTTCTATCCACACGTCCATAAAACCAACACAATTTCTATTATTAAGCTTCTTAAATTTGCCTTTCGTAAAATCCATGATCGGTTCCCAAGAATAAGGCCATTGTCCCGGCCATGACCCCGCTTTTCTTTGAGGGTTATGCCATACCCCTAAATGCCTAAAAACAAAGCCCATGCTTTCGAGCAAGGGCTTGTATTTCCATATTTGTATTTGAGCGCACGTAAAGGTTAAATGGGCCTTGGGTTTCAACACCCTATATATCTCCCTGAAAACAGCTTCAATCCAAATCCAGAAATCATGTTCCTTCATACTGTCCATATGATTATCATATTTAAGCCCAATGTTGAAAGGCGGGTCAGTAACGCACCCGTCTATACTTTCACTTTCCAGCATTGACATGCCCTCAATGCAATCTAAGTTATATATTTTGTTTGCCTCCAGCATTGTGTTAGACCACCTTTTTGTTTTGTCTTGGGCGTCCTTTACATTTCCTTCTGTCCTCGTTGCAGCCGGCGCAAGGATCCTCGCCGCTCTGCATCAGGCGGAATATCATTTCCCCTGGCATCGTGCATGTAGGAGGGACATATCCCTGCCTTACGCAAATGTTAAACATAATATCGTCCGTTTCAGCGAACACATGTTTTTCTTTTTTATCATCCTGCTTTTTGGTGCTACGCTTGCTGGTCTCAGTAAAGGTTCCTTTCTGTATATTAACCCCTCCGATTCGCCCAACCCAAGGGATATTAAAGACAGTTATCTGATAATCATAAAATGCCAGCATCATTGCCGATACAATATCATCGTGTTTGCTCTGGCTGCTCGAAGAAAATCTAATTTTGTTGCTTCGTGTGTATTCGTAAGTGTAATCCTGCAGCTCATTAATAACTATAGGGTCTTTAGGATAGCTTATGAGTTCCTGTTCCAACAAGATAGCAAGATTATTAACCATGGCTTCTTTCTCTGCGTTGCTAAACCTGTTAGATATAACTTCAAGTCCACGGTTTGTTAGCATTTCAGGAATGGTTTCGCCGGGTCCATTGCAGTCCATAACAATTACTGCATTGTTATATTTGCGCGAGTAGTACTCTATACGGTCAAGCTGTGATGTCCACGACTTGATGCCGCCCATAAGTCTTTCGGCTTTTATCGCTTGCCCCCTTGAATTCCTTATGACTATTCCTGCAAAGTCAACAGTACGTGCAGGGTCATACCCAATAGTATAAATTTCACCGGGTTCCGGTTCTCCATTCCCGGTATATGTAGCGCATTTTTCGGCATCCGGGAACACTGCACTGCCATCGGCTATAAACAGCCCCAGAACTTCCTGATCGTATATCCTCTTTGGGAAACGCCTTTTAATACTTTGCAGATACTTCTTGTCTTTTTTCATAAGATACGGGTTGTCCCAAGAAGAAAACTGCCAGCTTTCCCAGCCCTGTTCATATTCGGGGATTTTTTTCTGTCCCCACCTGTACATATCATAGTAAAAGCCTTTTCCTCGTGGTGTCCCATTAATTAAGGCAAGCCCGCCTGTTCCGTCCGGACCTCTGCCGTCAGACAAAAGCCTCATTTCGAGGTTGGCCCATACCAGGTCAAAGTTTTTAATTCTTCCCGCTTCTGTTATAAGCACAATGTCGAGTCCGACACCGACTAACCCTTCGGGATCATCTGCAGAACGCACTTCTATAATTCCGTCGTTGACGGTCTCAATCATCTTGTCGGAATCCCATACGTTCATTATCCATTCGTTTGGGAAAAAGGTTTTTAACTCCCTCCACAACTGTCTTGCTAATGTAAAAGTAGGAGCAATTATCCATCCGTGTACGGAAGGGATAAGCTCCGGCCCCCTGTATTCCGACAACATCTGGCTGAATTTAAGTATAAATTCATTAACCATGCATCTATCTTTACCAAACCTGGCCCCTGCTGCAAGCACTTTAAATCTTGCCGTGCTGTTGTGAATCGGGATCTGGTTTTCGTGCGGCTTATATGGAATATGCGCATTAAAATAGCCCCTTGCAATCGCCATTCTGCAGTCGGAGCATAATTCAAACTGCGTATAAATTTGTCGTTCGGGCCTCCACACCTGTTCAAAAGATTTTCCACACTTCTTACATATTGATATTTTTCCTCCTGAAGTCTGGTCAATCCGCTGTTCCATTCTAGCC